GTTGTTTGCATATCGTTGGATGCAAAGTAATCAGGGCCGTAGCCCCCGTTCGACATTCGCAAATAACGAATGACATCAAAAAAGTCCTTCAAAGCTTCATCCGATTTCCCTGATGAGTTATAATTGATCACGCTTTCGATCAAATTACCGCAGTCCTCGTGAATATAGCAACGGGGACGGTTCGCTTCATCAATTTCAAAGTTCGGGTTATAGAAGAACCACTCGTCCAAAGCAGTCGCTCCAATCTGCTCAGTCTGCCCATCGGATGCTATAAAACTCAACCCGTAGTCATAGAACTTGGTAAAGAGGTCAACATTGTTCTCGTTCTCCTTAGCGAAGAACCTAGAATCCCCAATCCTTTCAGTTACCTCGATCCCTAGCTCCTCCTCGACCTCCTTGAAGAGTTCGCAGTACATCTCGACATCGTAACCAATCTTCTTAGCCGCTGGACCGTACCGCCACTTCGGGTCCCCGAATAAAGCCCACTCCCCGTAGGTCGCCCGATCCGGCCACTCCCTACGAATAAATATCTCCTCGTTCTCGCTTACGCCCGCCCAGATAGCGACATAGTTCCGGGCGAAGGCTGGGTCAACAACTTGATACCAAGTTAAATCCTTGCTGTCAGGGAATACTTGTCCGTACTTGTTCGGCTCCTTGGACAGAACATTTACTTCTGGGCTAAAGTTCGGCAGCAGAGAAGTCATTGACTTGGTCGGTAAACCATAAGCCCGGACCATAATCTGGTCCTCGCTTGAGTTTCTGAGGTCCTTGGCTATCCGTTCGTAACCACCGAATGGATTTTCGTCCGAGTGAAGGTACACAATCCCGGCGTCACGCTCAGGGCTGTACTGCTTCACGGGAACCTCTCTGTCTAAAAGTTCTGCCCGCCTAGTCTCCAGCGTCTCCGCACCCTTCAGATACTCAGATACGAATGGCGTGTATCCATCAATAGGTGTAAAGCCTAGTAGCATTTTGCTATCACGGGTAGCAAGACGAAAACGAAGAGTATTAACCAAAGCCGCATCACCAAGGTACTCGTCCAGCCAAGCACCTATGTTCATTTCTTTCGCTCCATTGAACCCGAACTCAAACCCCTCAAGGATAGTTTGATTATTTGAGAACTGGGTATATGTCTTGAAATCCACACGAGTTCTTGTATCCGGAAAAATAAATGAATTAGCTGTAAAACCATTTTGCATAGAGAAGTTGATGTATCCCTCTATACTCTTCGTTTTTCGCTTGAACTCCTTAGGCATCATTTCCCAGATAGCAGCCTGTTGTACCTTCACAGAGGTATCCGCATTTTGAGAAAAACAAACAACGTGACCGTCCTCGTTCTCGGTGACAGCTTGCATAACCATCTTGGCACATCACGTAGTCTTGCCTGAACGGTTCCCGCCGAAGGTAATTACTTCATCGTATTGACTAATCGCTTGACGTATCCTTGACCAACCTGACAAATCAAAGCCGTGACGCAGGGGATCTTCCTCCGCTGCCCGTATCCTTCCCTCGTGCGCCTTGTGCAAATCAGCCAGCAGCTTAGGGTCAATCTCACCTAACTGGACGATCTCCTCATCGCTCGGTGGCTTGAGGATCGGGTGATCTGTGAATACCAGTTCCATCTACTTTATTTTAGTCATCAAATAAACCCAGAAGCAGAGGCACAGGAACCAAACTAGAATTGCTATTTCAATATGCATTTTCGCCTCCGTTATCCTCGTCCACTTCCCAGTCAATGACCCAGTCATCCTGGAGGGCTTCGCTCTTGATGTCCTCCTGCATTTCATTGATCAACATCTTCCCAACGGGTAGGTTCGTGTAATCATAGTAAACATCCCCGGAATCATCCATTACGCAGAATAAAAAGTTAGGAAAATGCTCGGCTAGGATAGCTCGAACCTTCTCGTACACATCTTCGCTGTGTTCATCAATAATCATTTTTTACTCAACGTCTATGACCTCTTCTGGGTCAACCTTTTTTGCCTTGGCTATTCGATCCTTTGCGGCCTGTATCGTAGCCTCGTAATCCTCCTGCGTGATCACCTTTCTGTCCTCGGTAATACTCGTCGCCTCTCCCCTTGCTGTCAAAGCCTCCCTAGAAGCATTAGCCTTAGCAATGGATAACTCCTTCAAGTCCCGGAAACTGACCTCCATTTCGGGGTCCTCCTCCAAACGATCCCGTACCTTTTCAATTAAATCCTCCTCCAAGCTAGAGAGATTCAGATAGTTCCTAGCCGCTATCCTCCCCGAAATTTCGCGGAACTTGCCAACGAAGTCAGCATAGTCAGTAAGGACACTGAGAATCGTATGACGCTCGAAGCCGTACTTCCGCATCATCTTGGTCTGGGATACACCTACACTATGCAAATACAATATCTCAGCCACCTTCTGCGGGTCATATAGCGTCAAGGACTTACGCTTTAACAGGGACTTTTCCTGGCGTACCTCAGAGATAGCCTCAGCAATCTCCTGCATCAATTCTTCCTTATCTTCCATATTACTAGGGATACAAACATATTAACACATAGGGTCAATACTTTATTGGGCACTTAACTCCCTGATGGAGTGCCTATTATATGATTTGACAGCTTTGGACTTAGACCATATGATATACTGCGTACCATAAGGCTGCAACTTCATAAGGCTTGGCTTCCTTAACTAATATTTTTTGTAAAAAAATAAGGGAGTCAAAGGTCAGTCAATATACTAGGACTGCCCTGCTTCCTTAAGGTACACAGAAACCAGTAGCCAGGCAGTCGAAGCCCCTTGAGTAGAACAGAGTTCTACGAGAGCCGGCAATCCTCGATTGACCGCCTTGAGTTAGGTATTTTTTTAGGGGCTGATTGTTGTATATATATACGAAGCAGCGCGCGCACGCGCGACCGCCCCCACCCCGGGGTCTTTACTCCATTAACAACCGGGGTCTTTCCTTCAGGCAGTCCTGGTGTCTTTACCTTGCCAACCGGTGGGCCGGATTCCCTGGTAGTGAGTAGGGTTTTTTCTTTAGCCGGAGGGGATACATTGCCGGTCACATTGTAGGATCATTGTCCGTCACCTTATAGGATCATTGCCCTAAATATTTGGGGTTCGAAAATAGTTGAAAATTATGTTGCAAGCTTGCCAAAAATTGTCCTTAAATAGCATTTCAATCTTAACACACACATACAATACACACTATTATGAAATCATATGTCACCGCAACATTCGCAAACGGCTTCACACTGAAAACTGAAATAAATGCTACACCTCAAGAGGCTCAAGAGTACTACTATAACCGCATTTTTAACTTAGGCGATGGCAAAGGAGGCGATGACAGACAACGTTGCGTTTCCGTTTTTGTGTCCCCAGAGCGTCACTATAACTAATTTAAAACCTTAACCTAAAATATATTAAATACTATGAATGATAAATAATTCCAAGAAAACAGAGAAGCCATCTTTAAGAATGTCTTTAAAGTAAACCCTAGCGAATATGATGATTATGGCATTTATGATGTCGAGGAAAATGCAGAAGCTTATGTTTGCGAAAAAACTCTTTGGAGTTATATCCATTATCCAAATGCAGAGAAAAAGAAATATTGGATAATAATTGATCGCAACGATCAGTTTTTTGACAGAATTGAAGATTTGCGAAATTTTGCGTTTCGATACTATTTTTATTAATCCTAAAAAACAATAACACATATATACTATGAAAACTAATAAAAAGATAAAAGAAGCAGAGATAAGAGAAGTCGAAAGCCGCTATTGGCAAGCTAAACTCCTTAACGAGCAAGAGAACGCCGACAAGTTATGGGGTGAGTTGGCCAAGCTGTTAAAACGAGCTTAACCCAAACTTGCTGTTAAAGCGAAAAAGTTGCAATTCATTATTGTAAAGTAAAAGCAAGGGATAGGGAAACAAGCAAGGCCACCGGAAACGGTGGCTTTTTTATGCCATTGTATAGCGTTTTAAAGCGTTTAAATTGTTTGCGCTTGTTATGGTACGCCGAAAAGCTTGCAAGCGTTTGTATGGCATTTGAACGCCGGGCAAAGCACCGGGCAACTTTTATATGAGGAAAGAAAATCTTTCTTATATAGGGAAAAGCGCAAAAAAAGTATTGACGTACAATAAAAATTTCAACTAGCGTCTTAGCAAGCTAGTAAAAATGCTAGTGAATAAACCAAACAGAAAGTATAACAATGAACGAACAAAACATAAACGAAATAGCGGCAGAGTTGGCAGAAGACCAAGTCGCTTGGCATCTCCGGGGCCAAAAAATTTGGTACGATGCGCCGAATGGGGATCAGTACTATACAGAACAAGCCCAAGAATTGTTTAATCAGTACTATGACCTATTTACTGACGCAACCAATCAGGAGGAGCATAATGCCTAAGTTATTCAAGACCACCGAAGGTGGCCAGAATGGTGATATAAATTGGATGCAAGGAAGAAGCGATTCCGATATTCGATATGTCATTACTATGGATACCATAGAGGCTGAAGATGTAACCATCATTGCGGGAATGTACAAGCCGGACGATCCGGAGGAACCTTGGGAGCTTGATTACTACCTTGCCAGCAATGGCCAGAAGCTCTGTGAGGATGACATCGCAGCCCTGCAGCAATGGTTACAGGAGGATCTAGCGTAAGCCTACCTTATGGTAGCCGGGTCATCTTAGGGCTGGGCAGTCCTCTGATTTGTTTTTTATAAAAAAACTTTGATGA